ATGAGCCCCGGCGCGTTGGTCACCGCCACGGCGTCAATGCCGCCCCGGGCGCAGCCCGCGTCCGCCAGGGCCTTCTCCGTCAGGGCGGCGACGGCCTCCACGTGCTTCCGGGAGGCGATCTCCGGCACCACGCCGCCGTACAGGGCGTGAATCTCCACCTGGGAGGCGATGGCGTCGGACAGCACGGTCCGGCCGTCCTCCACAACCGCAACGTCAACGCCAGCCGCCGCTTCCGCCGTGGCCGCGTCCACTGTGCCCACTTTCAGCCCGGCTTCATCATAGGCGTTTACGCTGCCGTCCGGGTTCGGTTCCAGCGCCCCTTCCGGCACGTTGTCCGTGGCAACCGCCACGCCTGGCGCACCCGCCGCCGGGCCGGGCACGTTAATAACCACCGTGGACGCTTCCGCAAATTTCCGCCGCCCGATCTCATAGTAACGGGCCGTGCTGGCCGCCTGAGCGATTTCCTGCGGCTGCTGGGCTTCCGCCGCGCCCTTCATCATGTTTTCATATGCGGCCTGGGCAATGGCCCGCAGTTGGTCTTTTGTTACATTCAGCCCAGCTTCCTTTGCAATGGCTTCCAGCTGTTCCACAACCATTTCCATTTTTTCGTGTCCGCTGCTTGTCTTCATAAACTCCCGCGCCCAGACAACGAACTTGTCAGCCCATGCGGCCAGCTGCCGCAGTTTGTCCGCAACGCTCTTGGGCACGTTCGGGAAAACGAACTTGCCCAGCAGGAAGCCGCCGATCGAGATCAGCAGAAGCACCGCGTTAAAAATAATGTTTTCCATGTTCTTTCCGTCCTTTCCTTATTTCACCGCGCCGCCCAGGTCGCACAGCAGTTGATCCAGGCTTGCCGCCTGCTTGTAGTTCTTCAACCAGTATTCCGGGCCGTCAATCACGCCAGCCCGCACCAGCGCGGCCACGCCGTCTTCCACGGACGCGGCACGCGGCCCGGCCTTTTTGATTTTAGCCGCCGCCTTTTCAAGCAGAACTTCTAAATACTTCACCTTGCCGGAATTGACAACCCCGGCCCAGTAGTCCGGGGAATTGATCACGCCCAGCGCCGCCAGTTTTGCAAGGGCCGCTTGCGCCCCCGTGGCAACGTCCGCCGCGTCAACCCACCCGTAAACGGTCGAACCGCCGCCGATCTCCCGTACAAGGTGGAATGGATGCTTTGCGCCCTTTGCGATCTGTGTAACCTTCGCCGTGCCCGGCTTGCACGGCTTCCCGCTCCCGGCGCTGGCGCTTGTGTAATGCACGCTGCCCGTAAAGGCCACCACAGCCCCCACAGCGGGCGCGGGCGCTGCGGGCGTGTTGGTGGTTCCCCCAGGCTTTCCGGGCGTTCCTGCGGCTCCCTGGCCGCCCTGCGTGCCCTTGTCCGCCGCCACGTCATAGGTGACATACGGGATCTTCCCGTGCTTCGTCCACCTGCGCCCGTTCATCCCCGCAATGGGGCCAATGTTCAAGCACGCCGTTTCCTGCACGCAGTTTTTGAACGCCGGGGAACACTCGATCACCACGCCGCCGCCCACATACACGCCGATATGGCCGGACAGCCACACAGCTTCACCCGGAAGAATCTTTGTAAAATCGGTTGAAACTTCCTTGCAAAGCCGGATCATGCCGTCCGCGCCAGTATCAGGAACGCCGTTTGCCTTGTAGACTGCGCCGCCGTAGGTTTTGGAAGCGTCCCCGCTCCACCCCCACAAAATCCCTTTGATCAGGTTCACGCAGTCAAAGCCATAGACTGGCGGCTTTTTGTTCGCCGCCGCCTTGATCATGCGCGTGCGCTCCGCCAGCCTGTTGTATTCGTGGTTCTGGCAGTATCGCGTTACATTGCCCCCGGTCAGGGGCGCACCGAAACAGCCCATGACGTAAAGGGTTTTGAAGTTGCGCACAATATCCCACAGTTTTTGAATAAGCACGGACGCTTTCATGCTTCCCGCTCCTTTCCATGCCAGCTTCTTTGCGGCGTTGTATACGTTTTTCCTTCTGGCTGCGTATTTGCCCATAACGCGATCGGCAAGCGCTGCGGCGTGGATCGCGTCCAGCGTTACGGGCTTCTTTGCGGCGGCGGCCACCCTTGCGGACGCACCGCCGCCGCCCTGGTTTTCCAGATCGGCAAAGTAGACAAGGGCCGCCGGGTCTTCCACGCCCACTTTCAAGCCGTGATCCACGTATGCGCCCACGTCTGCTTCCGCCTGGGCATCTTGCACACGCTTCCCGGCATCGGTTGTCAGAAGTTTACTGATCGCCGCCTTTTCCGCCGCGTTCACCGTCCGGGCGTTCCATGCGCCCGCCGCCGCTGTTGTGATTTCTTTGTAAAGGGCGGCCCCCAGGATGGAAGCCGCCCTGCTTTCCGCCGCGCAAATCTTTTTCAGAAGGTCAAGCGCCCGCCCGGCGTGCCATTGCACCTTGCCCACACTTACGGCCCCGTTATCGTTCGCGTTGACAGATCCGTAATTCCCTTCTTGCCCGAAAATGATTTTTTGCGCGGCCAGCACAATTTCTGTTCTTGTTTTTGTGTCCATTGTCAGTTCTCCATTTCCTTTGCGGCCCGTTCCGCTTCCCGTGCGTCCTGCCGCGCCCAGCGCCGATCCTGGCGGCGTTCCTTCGTGGTCTTGATCCAACCCATTACCCCACCTTCCAGGCCGCACGCGCCGAAAACGCATTGTACCAGCGTGTCCGGTATGCTGTCCTTTTTGATGAAGATAACCACCATTGCCACGATGAAGCACAGCAGGAACACGCCCAGCACGATCAAAATTTTATCCATAGCGCCCATGCGCTTCCCCGCCGTGGCTGGCGGCTTGTCCTTCTTCTGCTGCTTCCTGCCGCCCGTCTGGGCTGCTTTCAGCTTCACCGCCATACAAGCCAGCAGGCACAGCGTAACGCCGCCGAAAAAGCACAGCGCCGCCGTCATAGGGGCCGTAAGTTCCATTGCCGCCGCCCCCTACGAAATGCCGATCTTGGACAGGATGAAAACCACAAGGCCGCCCAGCAGGGCAGAAAACACGCACTTTACAGCCGTGCGCCACATATCGCCGTCCTTGTCTTCCAGTTTCTTTACGCGCTCCCCGATCGCGGCCTGTTCCTTGATCGTGGTGTCTACGCTGGTTTTCAACGCCTGGATCGTGCCTGTCAGGGCTGTAAGCTGCTGTACTACAATTTGGTTTACAGTGTTTTCCAGCTGCTCAATGCGCTTGTTCTGCCTGTCGTTTTCATCTTCCAGGCGTTTGTTTTCCGCTGTCATTCGCCGGGCAAATTCTTCATGCTCCGCCCTTGTCGGCGCCCCTTCCATGTCCGTTTACCTCCTTTTTGTAAATCTCGTTCAGTTTTTGCGCCATACCATGACTGTTAAAGTGCTTCAAGGCCCCCTTATAGGAAGCCACTGTGCGTTCCATGCCCTCCCGGTCAATTTCTCCGGCGGCGTATGCTGCAAAAACGTATTCAAGCCGCTTCACCATCTTTCTCGCGGTCTTCCGCCGCAGTTTTACGTGTGTTGCCCACACCCGGAAGCCCACAAATTCCGCACCCATGCTTACGGGCCGGATGCAGGTCTTATTGTTTAGGTTCAAATGCAGTTCGCTTTCCAGAAAGTCCGCAATCTGATTTTTCACCCGTTCCAGGTGCTTTTTGCTGTTATGGAGTATGATCACATCGTCCATATAGCGTATGTAATAGTGCAAGCCCAGCTGGTGCTTGCAAAACTGATCCAGCTGGTCTAAATACAGATTTGCAAACATTTGACTGGTCAAATTCCCTATGGGCAAGCCCACATCCGCCAGCATTTCACTAAACGCAACATCCCCAATGTCCGCGCCCATCGGCAAACCGAAATGGGTATCTTCGCAGTTCACTATACCTTCCAGGATTTCCAGCAGGTCTTCATCTGCTATTTTCTTCCGCAAGATCCCCATTAAAATTTCATGGTCTATCCTGTAGAAGTATTTTGAAATATCCAATTTTAGGTAATAGTATTTTCCCGGCTTCCGGCTTACCTGCCGGAACCAATATTGCAGACGCGCAACCGCTTTGTGCGTCCCCTTTCCATTCCTGCAAGCGTAACTGTCATAAATAAACTGCTTGTCCAATAGCGGGTTTAATTGCCTGTAGATCGCGTGCTGTGCCACGCGGTCTTTGAATTGAAGGGCCATTATCAGGCGGCGCTTTGGCTCATACACATAGAACATTCTGTAGCGGCCCACTTTGTAGGTCTTCCAGATAAATTCGTTTTGTAACTCAATCAGGTTTCCTTCCAGATTTTCCGTATAAACCATAATATCCGGCCTGCCCCTTTTCCCGCGTATCCCGGCTTTGTAGGCATCGAAAAGGTTTTCAAAGTCAAATATTTTCGGGAATAGGTTTTTGATCTTGTTCACGCGGATAACCTCCCACCGCAAACGCCGCACAAACCAGCGCTGGGCGCACCCCAGCGCCAGACGTAACAAATTGACGGTTTCCCGATCCGTCTTTCGGGCTTTCGCCTTACTAACTGTTTTTGCGGCAATATAATATTTCTCCTGCGGCCTTGCCAGGCCATCGGACAGGAAAAAGGCCCCTTATACCCAATCGCACGGGACGCGGGCACGTATGCACCGCGCCTTCTGGCTGTATTGGGGTTAAGCGGAACGGAAGCCCACATTCACGTTGACGTTGGAGCGCAGGTTGTTCAAATTGACAGCAGACGGCCCGCCGTTCGCGTGATTGTTGAAGCTGGAACCCCGGATCGGCAACCGCTAGGAACGTTAAATGGCCTTTTCCCTTTCTATAAAAAGAACGGCGTTTAGCCGCTCTTTTTACCCTTGGAAGCGTTGTTCAAGTATTTTTCGTAGTTTCCGATCATGCCGCCTAGTTGATTGATCATTTTTGCCCAAATTTCATACCTGCGGAACGGCAAGCAAGGCTTTTTGTCCGGGTACATATCCTTGTCAGCCGCCAGGCGGATCAAATGCCGTAAAATATCAACTTCTGTGTCCAGTTCGCCCAGCGTGGTTTTCTTGTAGTGCTTATTTTCCAGTGTGATCACATGCCGCAAAATTGCGTATTCGCATTGCCGTATGTCAAGTGCCAGTCCATTTCTTTCATACCTGGGGAAATCCTTTAGGCAGATATTCCCGTACTTGATGATTTCATAGACTTTATTTTTCATTCGGAAATCTTCCGCTTTTGCGTTCTGCGCGATCCCGTCCAGCTGCGGCAACTGTTCTCCCGGCGCGGCATTTCTCTGTTCCATAATACTTTCCCTTGAATTTCAAATTTTCGGGGGACTTGCTGCCGCAAGCCCCCCCAGTTTTCCGGTGTCCGGTTTACAGTTCTACATAAGCGGAACGGAAGCCCACATTCACGTTGACGAGGGAGCGCAGGTCGTCCAAATTGACAGCAGACGGCCCGCCGTGCGCGTGATCGTAGAAGCTGGAACCCAGGAGCGGCAACCGCTCCCCGTTGTTCCGCGCCCAGAAGTGATCGCCGCCGTAGGCTGCGCCGCCGTCAGGGAAAAGCCCCATTGCGATCAGGATTTTGGGGATGGTCAGCCCCGCCGCCGTCTTTGTGTCCTTAAATGCGCAGTTGGCATCGTTTGCGTCCGTTGTCTGCGTGGTTACGCTTGTATTGATCACAATAGCTGCGCTGGCCGCGCTTTCGCGGTCAATTTTCAGTGTGCCCGCCGCCCCCGGCTCCGCAAGCGAGCCGTCCGCCTTGATCGCTTTCCATTCGGTGGACGCGGCGGCCATACTGCATGTAGATTTCATGGAGTTGCCATAGGGGATAATCTGGATCTCACCGTCCAGCAGGCGGAAACCCGCCACCCACTCCCAGACATTGCCGCAAAGATCGGCAATGCCCGCCGGGCTGTGATCGTGGTTCCAGGTTACGGGGCCGCTGCCCGTTGCCGTGCGCCCTCCGTTTTCGTTGTTATAATACGTTGTGATCCCCCGCTCATGCGGATGCGTCCAGCTGGCGCTCCAATTCGTGTTGCCACGTGGAACGGTTTTATTTTTCTGGCTCCACAGGTTCAGTGCGGCAAAAATGCCATTCTGGTTCAAATGCCAGCCGTTGCCCTTCTTCCGGCAGGCGGTGAGCGCCGTGTCAAAGTCCAGCACCGCCGCCGGGTCTTTTGCCGCCAGGGAGTAGGCGCGATCGTGCTTGATGATATTCGGGTACTTGGATACCCAAATCACATCTTTTTCCACGCCATCCACAATCCACCAGGGCAAAACCTCCTGCGTGCCGTCCGTGATAATGTCGGAATACTTCATTTTCGGCACGCCCACCATGATAGAGGGATAGCCCAGATCGTCCAGGATCACGCGGTTGTTTGCGCCGAACGCGGCCACCGCCATTGCCAGATCGTCAAAATTGTTCGCCATTTTCTTTATTCCTCCATTCCCCATAGATAAAGTGTACAGCGGGACACGTCAAACGGCTGCGGCACGCGCACGGTTCCCATTCCCATGACGGGGCCGCCGTCTTCGTCCCGCCCGATCTCCATTTCCTTTTCCTGTTCCTCATACCTGCGGGCCGGGCTCACAATCTGGGCGGCGTAGTTGTGTGC